ATAAATAACATTTTCTTCATTTTACTTTGGTTTTATTGATTAAACATCCATTTCTAATAACTTCCTTAAATCCTCAAAAGAGTGAACTTCATATAGATTCCCTTTTACTTTAACGTAGCCGTTCACTTCGGAATCTTGAGAGTTCTCTGCAAACAAATCGACAATACTAACCCCTAGCGCTTTTGATATATCTCCCAATTTTCCGATGGTAGGATTGCCGGAAACAGCAGCATATAAAGCCTGATAAGTTACTCCCATCTTCTTTGCCAAATCTTGCATGGTTATTCCCTGTTCCTTACAAATTTCTTGTACTCGTAACATGTTATTCAAATTATAGTTTGATGCAAATATAGGAACATTTTTCAAATCATAAGTAGATATATCAAAGAATAATATCAAAAAATAATTTGAAAAATTTCTTCTAAAAGTTTTGTTTATTCAAAATAAAGTTTGATATTTGCAATCAGAAAATCAAAATATAATTTGAATAACAAATTAAATACATACGATTATGAAGACAACAAACAATGTTTACATCAAAGAGATTAAGGCTCAAATCAGAGTTATCAATGAAGCTCTAAAAAGAATACAAGAAGCTGAAAAGGTTCAGGATTCAGCGGTAAATAATAGAGAATACAACAAGGCAAAGGATGAAGCTATTGACGCAAGCTCAGACGTAATGATAGCTTTAGAAGAGGCTGTAAGACTTGCATCAGCTATGGGGTGTGAAACTGGTCTGTATGAGATATACAAATATCACAAGATTGTAGAACTTGATTTCAGAGAGTCACACAAATAAGTTTAACCGGCAGCCTTTCGGGGGTTGCCACAGCATAAGAAAATTATGAGAACAACAAGCTACATGAAAAGCCATAAGGCAAATGAGTTTTATGTGAAGAAGTCAAGAGGCTACTATTTAGTAATAGACGGCTATGACATGAGTATGGCTTCTTTAGAAACCACCGAAGAAGCAGCCAATAAAACGGCTAAAGAACTTAATGAAATGAGAGCTAAAAGATTGAATATAGCATAAGTTTAACCAGCAGGGCTTATGCCCTGCATAATCCCCTACACGATTATGAATACATATTACAAATTTTGTCCAAACGTATTTCTTGCTAAATGCGATGCTAAGCATGAAAAAGGTGAAACCATTCTTGTAACCACCAAATACGGTAAAGAGAATGAAAGCATAGTGTTTAATCTGATATTTGAACGTGATGGCTTCTACTATTATTCGATAGTTCGCGCTGATGGCTTTAACGTTCAAGAATGGGTAAAGCGAAAGGCAGAACACCGGCTGGATTGGGCTGCCACTGCAGAACGAAAGAGTGAAGAATACTTCAAAGCGTCAAATAAAGACAGCGATTTTCTCTCGTTGGGTGAACCTATTAAAATCGGCCATCATAGCGAAAGACGACACAGAAAAGCCATTGAAGATGCCTGGCATAATATGGGAAAGAGTGTAGAGTTTGACGAGAAAGCCAGAGAGCATGAAAGAATAGCTCAGTATTGGACAAATAAAGCTGATACTATAAACCTTTCAATGCCTGAAAGCGTGGACTATTATGAGCATAAATTAGCAGCAGCTAGAGAGTATCATGAGGGGCTGAAATCCGGCAAATATCCACGTGAGCACTCATACTCGTTGACGTATGCAAAGAAAGCGGTAAACGAAGCCCAAAAGAATTTCGATCTAGCAAAGAAACTTTGGTTATAAACCCGGTAGCCTTCGGGCTACCACTATTTAAGATGGTTATGAAAGAGAAAGAAATCCTGCAAGAAATAATCGAGTGGCTGGGTAATGATACTAGTTACCTGTCTACAAGAACAGACTATGCTAAAGGGTATAAATCCGGTATAGAATGTGCAAAAGAAATTGTTGAAAGCATCATCAATAAACACGAGCCTGATTTATTAGCAAACAATTAGCAAATTGTTTCGTATGTATTAGCAATTTATTCTGTTTTGAGGTAAGTATATACTATTTTTGAATAGTAAAATATTAATAATCAAATGAAAACAATCAAATATAATGGCCAAGAAGTAGAAGCCTACTCGCTGATAATGACGAAGGCTAATGCTTTGGATATTCTCAATGGCAAGAAAGTTATAGAAGCTCGTAAGCTAAGTTCTAAATACGAAAAGATGTTTACAAATTTCAAGCAACTTGAAGAAAACGAGAGATTGAGAAAAGAAGGACGTGAAAATGAGTGCCAGCCTATTCTGCGTACTGATATAGAAGCAATTCATTTTTATAGCACAGGTGCCCCGTGGTTTCTTGATGTGGCGATAGATGAAATCGGCATTGGTGAGGTTACTGAAGAGGGCATAAAGTTCATGCACGAAGAATTTGATTTTCACGATTTCGACGAACAGTTAGAAGAGTTCAAGAAAAATCCACCAGAAGAAATTCCATTGTTTTATTACCTGCATATTAGTGAAGTGATTAACCATGAAGGATTAAAATAAGTCAAGCCGCTTTATGCGGCTTTGTCTGCATATAGGTAAAAAGATTGTGTAACTTAAAAAAAGTGATTATGGCAGAAGTTTATGCAACAGCTTCAGACGGTAGAACGTACCGAACAAGAGCTGATTATGAAGCTGGACGTTTTCAATCAATGGGCACAAACGCTGCTCAGAGAGCGAGAATCAACAGAGCAGTTGGCGGTAGAGTTGTTTAATCATGAAGAAGGCTATAAGCATAATTAAACAAGTCTCAGAGCTGACAGATAGGGTTATATTGTTTCACTCAGCATCGGGTAAGGACAGTATAGCCCTTTTAGATCTTATGCACCCCTATTTCAAAGAGATAGTATGTGTTTACATGTATGTAGTCAAGGACTTGCAGCATATTAACAGATACATCAACTACACCTGCAAGAAAAATATGGTAATGTGAAGTTCATACAAGTGCCTCACTTTGCGGTATATTCATATCGTAAGAGTGGTTACATGGGTTGTATAAAGAACGAAAAGCAGAGGCAGTACAGTATGGCGCAGCTTACAGAGATAGTCAGAGAAAAATATCATATAGACTGGGCATTTTTCGGGTTCAAACAATCCGACTCAATGAACAGACGGTTGATGCTAAGGACGTACAAAGATGAAGCTATCAATGAAGCGCAAAAGAAATGTTATCCCCTATCAGCTTACAAGAATGTTGATATTCTGAACTATATCGAAAAGAAAAGTCTTATAAAGCCGGAGAAATACGGTAACAGCCAGTCGGCAGGAACGAATATAAGCGATATGAACTATCTTTTGTGGCTCAGAAGTAATTTCCCGGCAGACTTGAAAAAGATTATAGAGGAATACCCTATGGTAGAACGATTGTTGTTTGAGCATGATTATGAAGGAACTGAAACAAAGTGAGACAAGAATAATAAAACGTTCGCAGATAAATCTGAATCCGATAAACCCTAAGAGGCATTCGGATGAACGTATTAGACTGCAAAAGAAAAACCTGCAAAAAGTCGGTTTTCTTGGTGGTATTGTATGGAATGAATTAAGCGGAAACCTAATAGATGGGCACAGGCGTATCAAGGCTATGGATATGTATTACAAATACGATGGTACTTCTGATACAGACTATAAGGTAAAAGTGGAGGTTGTGAACCTTGACGAAAAAAAAGAAAAGGAACAGCTTACTTATATGGCAGTAGGAAACACCAAGCCTGATTTAGATTTGCTCGCGAGTTATTTGCCTGATATAGACTATTCCGAAGTCGGGTTGAGTCCTGATGAGTTGAATGATATACTTGCGATAAGTGAAGTTGATGCCAATTCCTTATCAGAGTCATTAGATGACTTGTTATTGCCAACAGACTTCGATGGTATAAAAAATCCTATTCCTGAAGATGCTGCACTGCCATATGAAGAGAAGAAAGAACACATGAAAGCGGTAAAGCAACAAGTAAAAGAATCTGCATTTCAGCACAGGCAGGATGAAGATGCTTATATAATACTTTCATTTTCTTCTTTTGAGACAAAATCAGATTTTTGTGATTTGTTGGGTATCAGTACGGATGAAAAATTTGCCAAAGGAGAAGAGGTTTTGAAATTGATTGAGTAATCAAAATAAACAGATACGCGCGCATGGGAAAGAAGCCAGACATATCGAAATTCAGAGAGGTCCTTCATAAAACAGGTGGAAATCTCTCTAAGGTTGCTGCTGTATTCAATGTAACCCGAAAAACCGTGTATGATTGGGCCAGAGCAGACAGCCAGTTCAAAGATGCTATCACCGACGAAAGAGGTTCTCTGGTAGATGAATGCCTTGTATCTGCACGTGTACTTGCGCTTGGTATCCCTGAGAAAGATGAAAATGGGAACTTTATCGGATGGCGTGAACGTCCAGATGGGTATATGATTCGCTATTTACTTTCCACATTAGGAAGAAAAGAAGGTTTTGGAGACCGAGAAGACGAAGACGCAGACATTCCAAAGGATATTGACCACGGAATTTCTATCGACTCATGGATTAAAGACAAACTGAAATGATTGTACCCCAGACGATATATCATCCTTTGTACACTGATGGTGAGAAGTTTATTATTCTCATTACTGGTGGCCGTGGCTCGGGGAAGTCTTTCAACGCTTCTACCTTCATAGAGCGGCTGACGTTCGAGATGACTCCCACAGAGAAGATAGTCCACCAGATTCTATATACCCGTTACACGATGGTATCTGCCGGGATGTCTATTATTCCTGAAATGATGGAAAAGATAGATTTGGATGGAACCACGAAGTATTTCAAGACCACCAAAACCGATATAGTAAACCGGATGACCGGCAGCCGTATCATGTTCCGTGGTATCAAAACCTCTTCAGGGAACCAGACGGCCAAGTTGAAATCAATTCAGGGTATCACCACCTTTGTCTGTGATGAAGCAGAGGAATGGACCAGTGAGGACGAGTTTGACAAGATTATGCTCTCCATCCGTAAAAAGGGAATCCAGAACCGGATTATCATCATCATGAATCCCTGTGACTCCAATCACTTCATCTACAAGAAATACATCGAGAATACTCACCGGCTGGTGGAGATTGACGGCGTCCAGGTACAGATTTCCACCCATCCGAATGTGCTTCATATCCATACGACTTATTTCGACAATATCGAGAACCTTTCTCCTGAGTTCCTGAGAGAAGTCAAGGAAATGAAAGAGAAGAATCCGGAGAAGTACGCTCATGTGGTTATCGGCCGATGGGCAGACGTGGCCGAAGGTGCCGTGTTCAAGAAATGGGGTATTGTGGACGAGTTCCCCATGTGGTGCAAGAAAGTGGCTATTGGACAGGACTTTGGTTATACCAATGACCCATCGGCTTCTATCCGGTGTGGAATCATTGACAATGCGCTTTATCTGGATGAAGTGGATTATAGAACTGGATTACTTTCTGGGGATATTATAAAGACGCTACGCCCGTGGAATTTGAGAGTGATTGCCGACAGTGCGGACCCGCGACTCATCCAGGAGATTCATAACGGAGGGATTAAAATATACGCGGTAGAGAAAGGGCAAGGTTCTGTCAATGCCGGTATTGACAAGATGCAGGGAATGGAAATATTCATTACCAAGCGTTCTTATAACCTGCAAAGGGAGTTCAGAAATTATGTCTGGGCAAAAGATAAGGATGGAAACTACATCAACGATCCGGAAGACCACGATAATCATGGCATAGATGCTGCACGCTACTATGTGCTGGGAGAACTTCTCGGTAGAATTATGAAACCCAAAGACGTTTCAGGAATATTTGGACATTAAACTTTGAGATATGACTATAGAAGAAATTTTAGCTATGCCGGAAGTAGAGAGAAAAATCTACTATCTGAAAAAAGGACGAAAGACCGAGCAACCAAACGCTCACGCTCTTTACAACGACTGGAATCCGAACAAGCACGAGATAGTGATAGATGAAGAGAAATACCCGAAAATCAAAATTACGACCCAGCCTGAGAAACGGATTACAGACCCTACAACCGGGAAAGAATATGTTGAGCCGGCGGTAAGGAAAGAAGTTGACCCGAACAGGATTGCTCTTCCTATCGAGCAGGACATCGTGAACATTCAGACTGCCTTCACCGTGGGAACAGAACCGGTCCTTGATTGCCAGCCGGACCAGTCGGAAGAAAGCCTTCTTTCCACATTGAAGCAGGTGTTCAAGAAAAACAAGTTGAAATACCAGAACAAGAAAGTAGTCCGGGCATGGCTGGCCGAGCAGGAAGTGGCCGAATACTGGTATGTGGTGAAGGATGACGGCTTCTGGGCAAAGCTTAAGCGAAAGATTTCAGGAATCTTCGGAAAGTCAAAGCCTGAGTACCGTCTGAAGAGTGCTATCTGGTCTCCGTTCCGTGGCGACAAGCTCTACCCTTTCTTCAATGACCAGGGGGATTTGGTGGCCCTATCCCGTGAATATAAGAAAAAAGACCTGAACGACGTGGAGATTACCTGTTTCATGACCATTACCAAAGACATGGTTTATCAGTGGGAACTGACAAGCAATTGGACTGACAAAGGCTCATTTGCTCATGGATTCAAGAAGATGCCGGTGATTTATATGTACCGTCCGGAAGCGTACTG